TCAGGCCACTTTCACCGTTTCCCGCGCCGCCTTGCCCACATTTTGCCCACATTCCACCGAAACCGCCGCGTCCACCATGCGTGTGACGTCCAACAGGTCGGAATCGAATAGATCCGCGTACACGTCCAGCGTCATGCTCGCGCTCGCATGGCCCAGCATCCGCTGCAAACCCTTGACGTTCGCCCCCGCGTGCACCGCTATGCTCGCCGCCGTATGCCGCAGGTCATGAGGACTCGGCCAATCGTCCGTATCCCACCCCAATCGCTTCAACGCACTCGGCCACCACGTGCGATTACCCTTCGCGGTGCTCGCCGACTGCTCACGGATGGGGCAGCCGGACGGGTCGGAGAACACGCGTTCGCCGCGCTTTCTGCGCTTGAGTATCGGGGCCAATGCGTCGGCGACGATACCCGGCATGTAGAGGGTGCGCATCTCGTATGATTTCGGCGTGCCTTCGACGGGCCTGCCGTTGACCCAGACGATGCTGCGGCATATTCGCAGAGACCTTTTCTCCAAGTTCACGTCCTCCTTGCGCAGGTCGGACGCCTCTCCCCATCTGAGACCGCAGAAGCCGAGCAGCAATACCAGGGCACGTCGTTCGTCTCCTATATTTATGGCGTTCGCGCATTCGTCGGCGAATGCCACGAGCTTCGGGATTGTGAGATAGATGCGCCGTTCCTTGCGTTTGGGCTTGCGGGGCAGTTCAAGTCCCTCGCATGGGTTCTCGGCGATGAGCTTGTCCTTCACGGCTTGTTTGAGCACGCCGTTGACGATACCCTTGGCGCGCAGCACGACGCTGGCGGAGCGACGCGAGGTGAGGTCGCTTACCCATTCCTGTAGTTCCGTCTGGCTGATCTCACCTATTCGCCGGTTCTCCCATTTGGGCTGTACGTGGGTGCGCCATGAGGCTTCCGTGCTTTCGAGCTGCGATGGTTTCCAGAACGGTTTCTTGATGGCGAGCCACTGCTCGTATAGGTCGCCGAAGCGTTTCAATCCGCCCTGCGGGTCAACATAGCTGTTGGTGGCCTTGGCGATGGTGACGTGCTCCGCCGCCCACGTCTCCGCGTCTATCTTGCGGCGGAAGCCCCTCTTGTCGGTCTGCGTTCCATCCGGCTTGCGATACCTCACGCGATAGCGTGCTTCGCCTTTTGATGTCTTGTATCTGGTGACGTTCGCCATGGCTCAGTCCTCCCCCATCTTAGAATTGGAAACATGGGAGATATTCAGGACGAGCCAAAGATGATCGGGGCAGGTCTCACGCCGACCACGGTGGCTAACAGCATCCTGCGCCGCGCATTCGGCACAGGCGAACACGTCACCCCCATGAAACTCCAGAAGCTTCTGTTTTTCGTCACATGCTTGTACCAGAGATACACGGGCCGCAGACTGCTCACCGAATCGTTCCAGCCTTGGCAGTATGGGCCCGTTTGCCGCAGCGTCTACGACGAGTTCAAAGGATTCGGTGGCAAGCCGATTAATCGGTATGCTCAGGATGCTTTGGGGAAGGTCACTGCTGTGGATGAGTCCAGCAGTCCTTCCCTGCGTAAGGCCTTGAATCTTGTATGGGAGAATATGGGAGACTTGTCCGCCGTCAAGCTTTCCCGCGTCACGCATCGTCCTAATTCCGCATGGTCTCAGGCTGTGGCCGGGCATAAGACGTTCATCAGCAATCGTGCCATGGCGGGCGATCACACTTTTGATAATTTGCTGGGGATGTGACCGATGCCTGAGGACAATGAGAATGCATCCATCCCCGATGACGCGGAAGAGGATATTCCCTTTCCCGGAGGGCCTTCTTCCGAGGATGTCTCTGAAAGCGATGGCGATGGCCACAAGACCGTTGAGAACACGCCAAAAACTCAAGGAATAGATCCAGAGAAGCAGCACAATTGGTGGACTGAGAATCTGAAGAACATCGCCGCTCTTGCCATAGTGGCTTTTTGTCTCATAATGATTGCGGCCTTTGCTGGCATACAGTTCGGCTGGCCGGGTGCTGATGGTGGTGATGCGGTAGCCAAGGCTTCTGACGTGTTCAAGCTGATTGCCACGACCGCGTTGGGTTTCCTGTTCGGTCGTAATTCCAAATAGCATTTTCGGGTATGCTTCGCCCCGTGTAGGATGGGAGGCGAAGCGTCCTCCTTTCCAATAAGCAAGCTGGTCGATGTTTCATCGCCCTGTTGGCGCTGCAACGCCGGCAGGGCAATATTTTTATCTAAGCGATTAACGCATACGTCTCCCCGGCTCGTAGAATCAAGGTATGGGTAAACATGGGACGAAGAAGACCACAGCGCAATCTGTCATAATGACAGTTCTGTCCGTTCTGTGCTATACGGCGGGCGCGTTCTGCGCGCTGTTCGTTTTTGTCGGCGCTTGGCCCATGCTCATCTTCACAGCGTTCTTCATCTTTATCGGCATGTTCGCCTGGAAACATCGATTCGACAGCAACGGTGATAAACCAACTTCCTCTCGAAACACTATTGACGAAGCCGCGGTATGGTGGAAACCGACAAATACGATTCCGGTTCACGCTAAGCAGCATGTTTCCGGAGCGATCGAATACCTCGTCTACAACTACAACGAGCCGGTTGTGGCGAATATTCCGCGAGACAGGATATTCACCGCTGAAATCATTCGACGCAGGATGAACGTGCCTTTCCACGGAAACAGGGATCTCGGCTATGTCCTCGGAGGCGGTAACGGCAACGGCTATGTGCTTTCCTACAACGGCGCACCGTTCGGCGTGATTCCGAATGACAGGCTCTGCGCCTATCTTGATGACGTCCACGCACGCACCATCAGCTGCGTCTGGCATGAATGGTACGAACCGACCATCAAATCGATCAAGGCTCTCGCTCCCTCCACGCGAAGAAGCCGCAGCGAACAAACCATAGCGTCTATGATCGGTGCCGGCAAATGGGATAGCGTGGACAATGTCGATTCTATCAAGGTCAACGATTACAAGCAGCCTAATGCGATGGCGGACAGCCTGCTGTCCGGAAGGAGCTTCATGGACGTCGAGGTGTCCTTGGATATGATTCCGACGCCCAAGGGCTCTTCCGCCAAACCGCATGTCGGGATATTCCATGGTGATGTGGTTCTGTTCGAGTTCGACGCGAGGAAGATGGTCTATGGAGAGCTGGTGCGCCACGCCGGCCGGAACGCACTGGCCCGAGTCGAAAAGAAACTGTTCAGCGAGGGGAACGACAGCCCTTATTACTCCATCATGCTTGTGTTCCAATCAGACACCTCCTCTCAGGCGCGATTACTGCAAAGTCATGTAGGCATTGCTGATAATCGGTGATGGTTTGTATGGTCAGGTCGAGCTCCGAGGCTATGAGCCAAGGCGCTCCTTCGTATGTTTGTTCTGCTTGACGGTATTTTTGCGAATCTACTAGGAGCCGCGCGGCCTCCAATCTGGTACGTTGCTCGTGCATTCCGCATTGGTAGTCGGCGTGCAGCCAATGGACGAGTTCGTGTATGAGCACGCATTTTTTTGCGGTGTATGTAAGTCTTCTGTCTATGAGAATGACGCGGTTTGCTTCTGAGTAGCAACCCCACATATTGTCTAAGATGTCGCTTTCTACGGTGACATCTATTCCGCTCGAATAAATCGCCATGCGCATGGGGCCATAGTTCATGTGCGTGTCGAACGGAATAAGGCGTTTCATGCCGATGCTTCTCCATCGTGGTTCATGTAATAGTCCTTTCCCTCTGCTCCGTAAGCCGCAAGGCTGACATCGCTCTTGTGTGCCAGACGTTTTGTCTCCGCTATCCGCGATGCCGTTTGCGCTTTCTCGTAGGCGATGCGGGTCATGTCGGCGGCGTTTGCTCCGAGCGCTTTGCATAGATCTCCAAACACATCGATGGGAATTTGTCTTTGTCCTTTTAGATAGCGAAGAACGGTGACGGGACTCAGCCCGACTTCTTCTGCAATGTCATCGTTGGTTTTCCCCATGCGGGCTTTTTGGGCTCGAAGCTCTTCTGCGATGGCTTCGGCAAATTGATCTCCATATTCGGTCATGGATAAATAATAACACATATCGTGGAGAAAATTAACCATATAAATTAAAAACTAACTTGACTAACTATTCAAATGGTGCTTACATTAAGCATATGGTTAATCAAGAAATCACCACAAAACAGGTGGCAAATAAAATCGTAGCCGCGCTGGAAGCCGCGAAGCGCTCCGTTAAGTGGCTTTCCGACCAATCAGGGACACCCTATGTGACCCTTCGTCGACAGCTCAGCGGGAAAGCCTCCATTTCCATTGGTCAGATTGCCGTTTATGCGGATTGTCTGCGTGTTGAACCGATGACAATGCTCCCTGACTCATTCATAGCGCTCGCTGGCAAGGAGGAGGCGTGATGGTGACGGAAATCATTCAGGACGTGGCGATCGTGTTCCTCGCGGTCGCGGTCATCATGGAAACCCTGCACCTGAAAATGCTCGATAAGGCGGTCAGCTCTTTATGTGATCAGCCACTCGAATCGTCTTCCGATGGGTTTGGAACAGGAACGGGAGTTGATGCCAAGTGACCGTCAGCTCCGTATCAGCAGGAACCTTCAACGGTATGACCATCGGTAACCGCTGCTGCAGGTCTGGCTTCTCGGCCGTGGCCGACACCCATACGCCGATGCTCTCGCCGCGTTTGACGAGCGCCTTGTGCTCGCCTTCCGCGAACGTGATGGCGTCCGAATACTCGTGGTTCGACGTTACGTCCACATCGGTCACGTCGGTTATCCCGACGTTCTCCAGCACGATGTGCACCTTCGACAGCCCGTCCTCGGTCTTGTTGTCGATGGTGCGCATCCTCCACCGGGTTCTGGGAATCATGAACAGACCCATGATGAACGTTCCTCCCGTGAACACCGCCGTGGCGAGGTTCACCCAAAACGATGGCCAATCAGTCATCTGATCCACCTTTCCCTTCGCTGGTTTGGATTTTTGAATGTCGCAGTTCCAAGCCTACCGGCGGAGGGGCCTACACGAAAAGAGAAACCGATGAACGCCAAGGATTACGGCCATCACTTCAGCGGTTACCGGAAGCCGGAGGCCACCGAACCTTCCCATGGTTTCATGCGCCGTCTCATCTTCTGGGCCATCGTGTTCGCGGTGTGCATCGGCTGGATGCTGACCCACATGGGGTGCGCGCATCCCATCGGCAACGGTTTGGCCGCGCTCATGGGCTTCGGGTTCATTCCCTTGCGGCTCCTGTGCCTCGTTTTGAGCGAGGCGGGCGTCGAATAACAGTCTTGCCGGACGGCGTGGAAAACCGGCCGGCCAAGCGGAAGGAAAACCGGTAACCCACGTGATAACTGAAAAAAACAACTGACAGATACGGTGTCAGTTTTCTTGAACCGGCGTCGGCCTGCTACCAGCGTTTACTATTCGGGCCGGCGTCACGGGCGGTGCAGGTTGCCCCCAGTCGAGATCGCGTAGGTCATGTGTGCGCGGCAAAGACCGGGACCACGGTTCGACTCCGTGGCCGTCCACGAACGCAAGTTCAAAAAAGAAAGCCCCCGCTGGCACGGGGGCGAGAAGAAAAACTCTCAACAGAAAGGATACTCCGATGGATGAATCGATTCGGGAGCTCACCACGAAACAGGCCGTCGAATTCCTCAACCACACGGTCGCCAAGCACACGCTTGAGAACCTGCGCTACACGGGAGGAGGCCCGCGATTCCGCAAACGCGGGGTGAAACGCGAAGGCAGGAAAAGGGACACACGCCAGGTGGTCTACCCCATCGACGAACTGACCCGCTGGGCGACCGAGAACAAGCTGCAATACAGGACGGAGGCCGCATGAGCGCCGATGACAACGACATGTGGCTGGCGGTCGCGGCCCGGCTGCTGCCCAATCTGGACATCCTGACCGCCCACCCCACGCGCCAGAGCCTCGCGAGCCTCATTGGCCTGAGCATCCACGAGGCCGGGCTGCGGCTCGTCGGACTACGAGAGGATACGGATGACGACGACGGACACGGAAACGGTGGAACTATGGAGCCCGATCACGGACGAGGGCATGAGCATGACGCCGGGCGAACTGATCGTGGAGTTTATAGATCTGATCAGCGACCGGAACAGTCAGACCGGCAACCCGTACCTGTACGTGATGCCGTTGCCGGGCATGGTCGTCATCGACAGGCAACGGCGCAGGGTGAGCGCGCGAGTGGAATACGTCAGCAAGTCGAAGCTAAGGAGCAGGAATGAAGCGAGTGACCGTTGACATGGCAGCGCAGGCGACCGGCCTGTTCGACGTGCACCGTTTCCGCCAGCACACGAAGAAGGAGCGTGAGAGTGCGTGGCACTCGTTCCGCGCACTGGGTGTCGGCGGCTCGGACATGAGCACGATTCTCGGCCTCAACCCGTACTCGACCCCCTACGACCTGTGGTTGGAGAAGACGAACCGTCAGCAGCCGGAGGATATCAGCGGCAAGTGGGCGATCATCAAGGGCAACGCATTGGAGGTCGAACTGCGCCGCCGGTTCCGCCAACTGCACCCGGAGTACCAGGTCATCGACGGCACCGACATTTCCTTGGTATCCAAGCAGCATCCGTTGATGCACGCCTCGCTGGACGGCTTCGTCTACGACGAGGAGAGCGATTCGTGGGGCATTCTCGAGATCAAGACGGCGAACGCGAACCGTGGGCGCACCGACTGGCACGACGAGACGGGCGAGCTCGTGGCCCCGCAGTACTACATGGCGCAGGTCACGCATTACATGGCCGTCACCGGCTTCACGTGGGGCGTGTTCTACGCGGATATCGGAGAGTCGGAACCGGTCGAGGTGCGGTTCGAGCGCGACGAGGACGACATTCACGCTGTAATCAAAGCCGCCGAGGACTTCTGGGGCTTCGTCACCCGCGGCGAAATGCCCGCCCTCACCGGCGCGGACGTGGCCAAGGCGTACCCGGAGCCTTCGGAGGGCATCGAGGACATGAGCGACAGCACCGATCTGCGCAAGCTCATGGCCGACTACCAGCAGACGACCGCCGACCTGAGCGCGTTGAAGCAGCACAAGGAGGAATTGCAGGACTGCATACTCCCCTATATCGGTGACCACGAGGGGGTGCGCTGCGGCAACATGCAGGCCACCTACAAGCACAGCACGCGCAAGGGCTACACGCGGGTCGTGCAGCCGTGGGAGGGCCGCACCTTCCGATTCAGCGAAATCAAACCGAAGAAAACCAAGTAAAGGAGACCTGATTATGGGACAGTTAGCGACACAGGCGCAGAACGCGCAGATGCAGACGATGAACCCACAGCAGAACATGAAAAGCCTGCTGGAGAGGAGCTGGCCGCGCATCGCGGCCGTCATCGGCAACAACCTCAGCCCGCAACGCCTCTACCAGATGTACGTGAGCACCATCAACCGCGAACCGCAGCTCGCCAACTGCGGCGTGGAATCGGTGCTGTCCTGCTTCATGAAATGCGCCGCATTGGGCTTGGAACCGTCGAACGTGGACGGATTGGGACGCGCCTACATCCTGCCCTACGGAAACAAGAACTACCGCACCGGACAGAAGGAAGCCACACTCATCATCGGCTACAAGGGCATGATCGACCTCGCACGCCGCAGCGGCCAGATCAGGGACATCAGCGCCCGAGCAGTCCATGAGGGCGACGAATTCACCTACAGCTATGGCCTGAACGAGGACCTGCGGCACGTGCCATGCGCGAAGCCCGGCAAACTCACCCACGTGTACATGATCGCGAACTTCAAGGACGGCGGGCATTACTTCCAGGTGATGAACGCCGACGAGATCGAGGCGGCGGCGAAACGCAGCCCCAGCTACGGCAAGGCGGTCAGCCCGTGGAAGTCCGACTATGAGGCCATGGCGAAGAAGACGGTAATCCGCCGCGCGTTCCCCTACCTGCCGGTCAGCGTGGAGGCCCGCGACGCGGCCGCAAGCGACGACCAGACCCCGGATTATTCCGACGTGTTCCGTCCACTGCCCACCGTGACTGCGGACGATTCGCCGGTTGACGTGAGCGTGGACGAACCCGAGGAACCGGAACAGCCGCAGCCGTCTCCCGTCGAGGCGAAGCGTTCTGAGATGATTCGCCGCTTCCAGACCTTGGGCGTGGCTTCGGACGCGGAGGCGTGCGAGACCATCACGAAGATTCTGAACCGCGAGGTGAAGTCCAGCGACGAGCTGGGCGAGGCTGAGCTTGACAAGGTGATCGGCCAGTTGAAGGCCAGCGTGAAGGTGAAGGCCAGCGTGAAGGAAGGCGAGTGACCATGGCGGGCAGGACGAGCATCATCATCCAGGGCACGGCGTGGGGCGTGCATGAGACGAAGAACGGTAAACGGTTCCTGCGCGTCTCTGTGTCGCCGGGCTACCGTGACCGTAACGGCAACTGGGTCAGCCAGCCGGAACAGAACTATTCGGTGTGGCCTACGGGTTACGTGAACCTCAACCCCGTGTTCGACCAGATCAACCAACTTCGTCAGAATCAAGACCAGTTCGTGGACGTGACCATCGTTGGCGAGGTCAACGGGTTCAACGGCTACCAGACCAAGCAGGGTGAATTGGCCGCGAGCTGCAACGTCAACGCCAGCGCCGTCGCCATCACCAACGTTCGGCAGAAGGGCGGCGGACAGTCTCAGGGTTACGGCGCGCAGGGCGGCTACACGCAGCAGACGCAGGGCGGATACCAGCAGTCGCAGCCACCGGCCTCCGACCCGTGGGCCAACGGCGGAAGCGACCCGGAGTTCTGACCATGTTGCACCTGTATCACGATGAGACGCCGACGGACGTGGAACCGGTCTGCCCGAAGCACGGCTGCACGCTGTACCCGGCACGGCCGATTCCATGCCCGGAATGCGAAGAGGAAGCCGAAGAGGAGTATCACATTGAACGCTGAAAAAGACCAATTGATTACGCTCGCACACTCGATGGAGGTGTCCTACAGCGCGTTGGACGCGGAGGCGGGACTCTCCTACGACACCACCGTGCGCGTCAGCGTGCAACCTAACCGCTATTACCCCGACTACGTGGCCGTGACCCTGCTGTGGCTCCCCCC